AAGTTCATCGTAGCCATAACCAATCATGCTTGTCATCTTCGGAAATGCAGTTTCCCAAGGCGTATAACAATAAACTTTCTTGAATGTCTGAGCTAATCGCAATGCTTGCGAGATGAAAAGCCCGTGGTCGATGAACAATGCCGTCACTTCAGACGGATTCTTAAGACTTGATTTATCCATTATTTTTTCTTTTTAGATTTTGCTTTGCGCTGAACGCTGTATGCGATGGCGAGACTTTGCTTCAAAGGTTTGCCAGATTTTAGTTCAGCTTTAAGATTGCGTGTAAAACAATTTTGTGAGGCGCATTTGCGGATTGGCATATTATTTCTTTCTTTTTGGTTTCTTTAGATTGCTTGTATGCAAAATTTTTTTAGGATGCAATGATTTTAATTGATTTGCTTTTTTCGCTATGTCGTATGCCTGCTTACGACTTACCATGCGACCTTGTGATGTCTTGAAGCCATATTCCGGTGTTTCTCGATCTTCTTGCTTTTCTGGCGCATTAGGGTTTGCTTCAAGATGATCCTCACCTTCACTGACTTTGTTTGTATTTGGATCAGTGTATGTTGCAAAAACAATTTCTTCTTTAGAACCTATCTTCTGAGAATTTTGCGATTTTTCTCTGTTAGTAGGTTTTGAGTAAACTCGATCAATGGTAACAATCTTTGCCATTACAATTTAGGGAACGTCCCGCCAGATGCAAAACCAAATCCCATTTTTGTTTTTGGTTGTTCTTCTTTCTTATCTTCTTCTTCAAGTCCAAAATCAGTTGCGCGAGCTTGAATCCCAAGGTTTCTTGCGAGACGTTTTGTTGCAGGCCAGCTTTCTTTTGTTACTGGTTTCATTGCAACTTCAGCGGTTTCTGGATCATAAAGAGACTTTGCCAAAAGATTCTCAAAAATATTTTTAACATCTTTTTCTGATGTTTTCCCTAGCTTCCTCATCAACTCAATCATTTTCCATGCAACATATCCCTTAACATTTGCAACTTGAATTGCTCCAACAGAAATCAAGGCATCAATAACTTCATTTGACTTAACATCTCCCTTAACAAGATCAGATGCAGACATTGTTGTTTCTCTTGAAACCATGTCAAGAACTTGGCGCGACCTATCTAATGCAGTTAACTCTTTAGAGTTTTTTCCAAATATAGTTTCTAAAGCCTGTCTTTTTGGTGACGGAACTCCCGGTTTTACTTCTTTAAGTAATTCGTCAAGTTTACCTAAACTTGCTTTTAGATTTTGGATTTGAAGAACAGGATCGGCAATTCCAGTTGTTGTAGTAGATAATCCTTTTGTTCTTACATAATCATCCAACCACCTTCTTGCAGCATTTTTAACTCCTTCTGTAGCCTTTCCAGTTGGGTCTTGCGCTGCCTTCTCAAGAATCTTTGCCATGTTTGACTCAGAAGTTTGTGCATTTGACATGATATTCCCAATAACCTCTTGAGCATTTCCACCAATAAATCTGTTGGCTGGATTTAGAGAAGAATTTTTTTGCTCTCTAAAATCACTGATCAATTTTCTCTTTTTTTCGCTTATATCTTGATCAATTTTTTGTTTTTCTGCGCGAGCTTTATTGTAGGCATCTTTTGCTAGATTGCCTTCTTGTATTTCTTGAGATGCAATTTTATCTGAATTTGCTTTTAAATTTACTGCTTCATCTTCAAGATTTTCAAACCCTTTTATTAAGTCATCAATTTCTGATTCAGCTTTTGATCCACTATTCTTGAATGCATCCAATATAACTGAACCTTCTTTATTTTTCCAATTTTTAATAGAATTAGAAGTAGTATATCCTTTTGATGTTGGTTTTTTCAATACATCTTCAACTCTTGAAAGAATCCAATCGTCAATAGCATTAAATCCAGATTTTACCAATTCACTTTTATTTCCCAAACCAGTATTTTCTAAATGTTGAGGCAAAACGGGGACATCTCCGCTACCCTCAATTGATTTGCGAAGTCTAATCAAATCGTCTTTTGATCCACTATAATTATCAAGAATTTGAGTTAAACTTGCACCCTTTTCAAATGCCTCCTTTGCAGCATCTGACTTAAAAACATCTGCATATTGCTCTGCATAAAATTTATTTGCTTTTTTAATTTGAGGATATGTAGTTTCAAGTTGTTTTAGGTCTTCGTCAAGTGACTTTTTGACTTGCATCATAATCCTTTGTTGAGCAGGATTTCTTTCTGTTGATATTGCAGCATTAAGTTGCCTCAACTCTGCCATCACATCTTTTAATTCTTTTGGAATTTTATTTCCTTTTTTATCAACAAGGTTTTGATATATTCTTTTAACAACAGTTGGTATATTTGGGTTTAGCTCAACCTGACTTGTTGTCAATTCTTGTGGTGTTTTTCCAGAAACTCTTTCAAGTTTTGATACAGCACCAGATGGGACTAAATTCTCAATGGTGTTTATTGCTGTTTCTGGCTTGAACGGATCAACGCCTTGTATTTCGTTATACAAAGATGTTGCATAATCGCTATGAGCTTTTTTCTGGGCTTGAATTACTTGAGCAGCTTTTACATTTGTTTCACCACGGGAAATGTCGCTTTGCCTTGATTTCTCAGCATCAACAGCTTCATCAAGTGTTTTCTTTGCCTCTTCGTATGCTTGTTTTGCTGTTATTTTATTATTTGCTAAATCTTTTTCAGCTTGATCTAATACGCTTTTTGCAGACTCAAGTTCAGTTGTAGCTTTTAATCCTTGAGATTGTAATTCTTGAATTGATGATTGATATTGATTTTTAAGAGCATTAAACTGATCTTCAAAGATTTTTGCTGCCTCTTCTGGTTTAGCTCCTACTTCTTCAAGCCCTGTGCTAATTTTTTTTCCAATACCAGCAATGTTTTCTGCACTGCGTTGAGCAACTTCTTGAGATGATTTTTCTGCTGCTCGTTGCAATGCAAGAATTGCAGGATGACCAGTAATATCTCCAGTCATCAATCGAACATCTTGATCTCCCAATTTTGCAGCATCTCGTAATTGCTGCACCATTTGCTGTCTTTGAGCTTCCTCTGGAAGAATTGTTTGATATACGCCACGCAATCTTTCTAAAGCTCGTTCTTGCTTCATTTCTTGCGTTGGGAATATAGCCCTATACCCACCTCTTGTAAGAGGAATAGCAGCGGCAGCACCAAGCCCAGCCAATGTTGACCCTACAGGCCCAGCACCTGCTTCTTGCGATCCAGATGATGCAAGGCTTGCCGCTCCACCAATTGCAAGTTGCTCAAGTGGTTTTTGCCCCATGAATTCAGAAACCTTTTGAAGTTTACTTCCAGTTTTTGCAATTTCTCCAGCTTTCTTAAATCCAGCAGCAGTTCCCCCGCCGCTTGCCAATCCTTCTGTTACAGCTTCAGTAATTCTTTCAGCAGCAGTATCTGGTTTGGGTGTTCCAAGTGAATCTAAAAGTTTGGTTATCGCGCCACGAGATGTTCCAAAATCAGTCCCAAAATACGCATTTACTCCCTCAACGGCAAGATCGCCAAGACCAAAGACAATTGGCCCAGCAGCGGCACCAGCAGCCATTCCCGGTGGGCCAAGAGGAGAGCCTAAAACCGCTCCACCTAATGCTTGAGCTGCTGGAACAGTTAACCCACGGATTACAGCACCAGTCATTCCGCGAACATCAGTTGAAGGTTCCACTCCTTCGCTTTCTGGTGTTTTTGATTTTACTTGAGTAAGATTTGATTCTGTAGAAACAACAGGAATAGATATGTCTTCAAGTGGAGGCGTTACTTCAATTGGTTTTGATGAAGTTTTTTTTTCTTCGTCTATTTCTGCTTGTATCTGTTCTTCAAGTGTCATTTTATTTTATTGACCTAAATTGCTGATTGAACTCATCAAGTCTATTTTTTTGCCTTATAAGATTTTTAAGTTCTTCAAGAGCGTCCAAATAATTTTGATCTTTTTTCTGTTCTTCAGTCGCTTTTCCTAATTCAGTGCTTAAAAATTTAATCCTTTCTTGCTCATCTGGATTCATTTTTAATGAAGAAATAATAGGTTTTTGGAATGTTTTATCAATTTGAGATACTTCACTTGAAGCATTTTCAATTGTTTTAACTGCTCCATTTTTAAGATTATACAAATTGTTAAGAAGATTTTTTGGAGATTGCGTAATTGACAAGCTTCCCGGAATTCTTTCAAGTGATTTACGTTCACCTTCCGTCAAGGCACCAACACCAGCACTTCCAGTTGGAGACAATTCTTTCATTTGAGCAAATGCTTGCCATCCCAAGTTAGCTTCAATTGTTTTAAGGTTTTCTTGTATATCTACAATTTTTTGGATTTTTTCTACTGGAAGATTGTAACCAAGTTGCTTCCCAATAATTGCCCAATCCTTATATGTTCCCGGAGCAAACGGCAATTTTTGATCTCCAAGATAATACTGACTCATAATTCCAACAAGTTCTGGCTCTGATTGAATAGATTGAATTGCTCTATCAATAAATGACAATTTATTTGCTTCAGTTTCAATGTTGTTTTTTTGAGTTTTAAGAAACAAATTATCTTCTTTTAGTAATTTTCTTTGATTTTCAATTCTTGCCGCTTCAGCTTTTGCTGCTTCCCTCTCATCTTGTCTTTTTCTTAAAACTAAATCTTCTTTAGAAATTCCAAGCTTTTCAGCTTCATCTTGAGCTTTTTCAACTTCAGAGCTTGTATCTTCTTGTTTCAAATACCATTCTTTTGTTCTAGCATCTTGCTCTGCTATAACCTTTCGATATGGAGTAGTTAATTTAGCAGCAGTTTCAAATGCTGTGCTTGCATCTTGCGTTCCAAATAAAAGACCAGAAAGATTCCTTGGCATTTTAGGGTCTTGTGGTTGCTCTGGAATTGAAGCAGATACAGCAGTTCCAATTGGTGGGACGCTGGACAATATTGGAGCGGCAGCTTTAGCTTTTGTTAAATCTGGAGCAGGAATATTTAATTCTCCAAGAACAGCAGATTCTGGTGCCGCAACAGTTGTCGATGGTTGAATGGGTGGAGTAACAATTACTGGTGGAGCTTGATTCGCAGCAGAAACAATTGTTTCTTGATAATCTGATTTAACTGGAAGATCAGCTTCTACTGGAGCAAGAATTGGTTGTGCTGGAGTTTGTTTTTTAACAGGTTTTTCTTTTGGAGTATTTCCAGATGGATTAACAAAAGCTAACCTTTCAGCAGCTTTATCAATTTCAGCCATTCTTTTTGGCAAATCAGCTTCAAGTCCATGTTCGGAAGCTGTTTTTAATTTCAATTCATCAATAAAACTTTTATTTTTAGTTTGTTGTTTTGCTGCTTCAAGCTCAAGTTCTTGTGCATACTTGCGTTGTTCTTTAGCAAGTGACTCTTCTTTTTCCCACTTAGCAGTAATTCCACTCAATGCACCTTGACCAATTCCTTGAATTGCGCTAGCAATGCCTTGTGCTACAAGTTCCGGTTGCGAAGACACAACTTGTATTTGCTGCAATGGTTGAAACTGCAACGATCCACCACGGGTTACGTCGATAGATTGCAGCGGCTGCAAACCAGTAAGGTTGGCAAATTGTGGGTTAATGGAATAATCTGCCATTTACGATCCTCCAAATTTAATGTTAGAAGATGATGGCAATTTAAACATATTTTGAGCTTGTCCCATTCCGCCAGCGCCAATGTTAGCTGCCGCTTGCGCTACGCCACCAATGCCTCCAGAGGGCGCATAAGACGATCCAGCTCCCATTCCAAGACCTGCAATTTTTTGAGCTTGAGATGGCGCACCTGCCATTCCGCCAACACTTCTTGATCCAAGAGCTGATTGCGCTTGCTGCGCAGACGCTAAACCTGCTTGATCTGCAATTTGCTGTTGAATTCCATATTGTCCAAGCTTCTGTCTTGCCATTGCTTCACCTTGTTGTGCGGCAGCAAATCCAGATTGCCTTTGTTGTTCAAGCATTGCTTGCTGCCTTGCTTCTTCAACTAATCGAGCTTGTTCAGCAGCTTGATTTGCTTGTTGCTGTTGCTGCATCATCATCATTCCAATCATGGCATCTGAGCCAGATGATGCTTGCTGTTGCTGTGGATTTGGTCGTTTTGGTTTTGATTTGCTTCCTCCCATATTAAATTCCTCCGAATGTTAGTCCTTTTGTTTTTGGCATACTAAAAATGTTAGCGTATTTCCCAGTTGCTCCAGAATCTTGATTTTGATTATATCCGTAAAATGGAAGTTTTGCAGACGAAGTGTATGGAATATTGCCAGTTCCAGCAATATTAGAAAGTTGTTGTTGTTTTGCTTGGTTGATGTCAAAACCTTCACCAACTGCGGATTGGCCAATTGCGCCATATGCTCTTTGTTGAGCTTCTTTTGCTGTAATATCACGGGCTTGCTGCATCGCCCCAGTTTGTTCAAGCATTTGTTGCGATCCGAGTTCACCTTGCTGTGCAGCAGATGCAGCAGCTTGTTTTTGTGATTCAATAAACGCAGCTTTTTGCGCTTGGCGAGCCGCTTCAGCTTGTGATGCTTGTTGAGCTTGCATTTGCGACATATACTCCATCATCATGCCTGTTGATGGATCAACTCCACCGCCACCATTTTTTCCTCCACCGCCTTTTTTGTTTTTTCCAGACCCAACAATAGCTTTGTTTATAGATTGCTCAAGTGGCGATCCAGATGTGCGCAATGAATCTTTAAAGGATTTCTTTCCAGTAACCCATGTCATTAGTGGAGGTGCGCCAAATTTAGATTTTCCGCCCATATTATTTAATATTTAATTTTTTTCTTGCTTCAAGGCAAAGTTCGCCATTCGGAGTAAATTGCCTACAAGCATCTGGTCTGTCAAAGTAAATTTTGCATGATACACAACTGCCAACAATTCCATCAAGAGCAATACATCTATTGTCTTTTGTTTTCATCAAAGGATAATCCATCCGTTGCATTTCTTGCGGTATCTTTTTACAATCCGATCTATCTCTTTTAAGAACAGGCCAAGACCACTTATAAGAACAACAAGCGCCACATGAAATGCAGTCTTCATTTGTTATTTTTCTTTCCATTCAACAGGTCGAAATCCAAGGTCTGGAATAACAATGTCCTCATATGGAACCATATCACTTATATTTGTAATTGTGGCATTAAGTTTAGGGCAATGCACATGATGTCCTAAATGTCGATTTACGCAATTAAAACAAGTAGGATAAAAGTCAGCATTCAGCGATTTATCTGGATTGTTACCCCATTTTTGGTTTGTTTTAACATACCTAGTTGGGTCTGGAGTTATTCCATTATCTTCCAAATACCAAAATATTTCATCATCAGTCCAATCGCGCATTGGATACAATGAAACTGGAGCGCCATCAACAATGCGGATGTCTTGAGCAAGCGGAACATGACCCTTGATAAGGTCTGTATCTTCGTATTTTGTTCCAATATATACTGCTCCCCATGGCCAATTGAAAGTGCCAGTAGGACGTTGCAGGAAGTCTGTAACGCCACATAGATACTTCTCGCTATGTTTAGGGGTTTCTGTCCCAAGTGACAATACAACGCAATTCCTGCCCCATTGGAAGTAATGAAGCATATCAAATCGAACTTCTCCAGTATTAACATCAGGCCCATCTGCCAATGCTACTTTCATTGGAGGATACTCATATACCTCAAGATTCCATTCTTTGATGAGGTAATCTGAGTAAGCATATCGCTCACGAAACTTAGGCTGACGATACTGAATAACTGGAACGTCAATTCCTGCTCCATATCGAATCAAATGCAATAATGCTGTTGAATCTTTCCCGCCACTCCACAAGACAACCGATCTTGGCCATCTTTTGTTCCACTCTTTTATTCTATTTATTGTTTTATCTATTAGGTAATGTCTCATTAAATAATAATCGCCGCACCAATCGCCGCACCAGCAACCGCTCCTCCAGCACCAATCATTTGTCCAGTCATTGCATTTTGAGAAGCGGCATTTTGAACAGCATTTTGATACATGGACTGTTCGTAATTTTGTTTGTTTTCTTGAGAAACTTTATTTGCTTGTTGTAATTCCCCAAGGTTTTGATTGATCCAGTCAGAAGTAGATTGTTGCAATCCTTGTCCTCCTGCAAGCACATTTTGTTGGTATTGTTGCATGGCTTGAAGATTTGCTGCTTTTGCTGCCATTTCAGCTTGAATTGCTGACGCAGGATCAAGGCCACCAACTGGAGCAGGAATTTGCGCGAGATAACCTTGTTGAAGAGCAAGATTTCTTAGTCTTGCTTGCCTTCCGGCCCCTGTTCCCATGTCATAAATTGCCGCCTTGCCAATAGTTCCTTGACCCATTCCAGTCTTATAACCAGATAAAATTCCTTGCTTATTAGCCCAAGAATCCATGCTTTTTTGAGTAGCAGCAAGGTCTGTAAGTTCAGCTACTCGACTTCCCATTTCATGCCGCATCCTTGCCGTCTCTGGATCAAAAAGCCCCTCTAATTCACGTGAACGGATTTTATTTTCAATGCCAAGTTCTGCTGCTTCTTTTGACATCCTTCCAGTGTCAAATGTTTGCATTTGTGGAGGAGTCTGCGATTGCAGCTTTAGCAATTCTGCTTGATTTTGCAAGTATTGTCCACCAGCAGCTTGTTTAGCTGCAAGTATAGAAAACATTGCAGAATCATCTGGCTTGCTGATGTATTTTGTTGCTTGAGTTGAACTTGATCCTCCCATAATGTTTATGTTACTTAAATTCTTCCACTAACAGGAACATACATTTGACCTGCTGTTCCAGTTTTAGGAACATATTGTTGTCCGCCATAACCAGTGACTGAACCTCCTCCTGCCATTTTGCCATAAGAACCAATAGCAGAAGAAGCAAGATTTCCTGCCGCTCCAATATATGCTCCAGTCATTGCATTTCGAGATGCAGCGTTTTGCTGCTCCCCGCTGAGAAGCATTTGATTGTATGCTTGCTGCGATTGTTGGTTGGCGTTTTGCAGTCCAAGAAGGTTAGAATATTGCTGGTTCATGGCGTTTGCTCCAGCTTGATTAAACCCTCCAATAGTTCCAAACATTCCTTGTTTATACGCTTCTTGTGCGGCGATATTTTGGGCTTGTGCAGCCTGAAGCGCAGCAATAGATGATTCTGGAGATACACCACCCATAGGTTCTCCAGTTTTTGCCAAATATGCTTGTTGTTGCAAGGCGAGGCTATCTTCGTATGATTTTTTAGCTTGCAATGCTCGATCATACATTGCTGCTCTACCAATAGTAGAATCTCCTAATCCTGTTTCGTATTGTGATGGCAGTCCTTGAGTTCGCATATATTCTTGCATATACGCCTTACTTGCTTCTGGACTTGTCAATTGTTCAATATCTTTTGACTGATCAAGTCGCATTTGAGCAGCTTCTGGGCTTATAAGGCGATCCAATTCTCGCTGAGTTAAAATGTTTTGCACTCCAAGCTCTGCTGCTCTTTTAGAAACAGCAGATGGATCATAAGTTTGTTGATATGGTTTAATTGCTGAATACTGCTTCAACATTTCAGCTTGATTTGCCATTTGCTGTTGTTGAGCTTGCTGCATCATCATAGCAATAGCAACATCGCGTGACGGATCACGTTTTGAAATATAATCTTTTGGATTTACTGTTTTTGATCCACCCATGTTAAGTCAATGAATTGTAACTATAAATTTCTCTATCCATTTTTGTCAATCCTAATTTAATCATTACTTGATTGCTAAAATTAGGTCGATCATTAACAAGTGGAACACCAATATATCCAACGCCTCCAGAAAGTTGAGCGTGCGCTCTCCAATCCGTCATTACTTGAATAACATCTTGCGGCTTTGTGTATTGTGGGTGAAAAGCTGGATACACAACAGGAATAAAAACATGGTCAGAATAACCAAACAACTGACCATCACGATAATGCCCATACACATTGATGTTTGGATGATCCGTAATTTTGTGGTCAAATGATTCAGCAAAATCTTGTATATTTCCAAATTCAAATGAATCTTTAGGTATAAGTTTATAGTCTATTCGTGTTCGCATATTTATTAATTAAATCCAACTCTTGGATCGTTGCCAGAAATTTCGTTTGGGATGTAATCTTTAAACCTTTGCGCTTGCTGTGCAATGATTTTTTTTCTATTTGCAAAATTTCCACAAGCTGCACACGGCAAACATCCAGACTGTGGAGAAAATAACGGAACAGATGAATATAGTGGAACAACTGGATCGTCCTTAAATGGCGCAATATACCTAAATGGAAAATCTGTTATCTGCTGTGATGCTGTAGTAATAGATGGCATATTAACAAGGGTTCTGTGCAACATATTGTTGAGCGGCTGAATTTGCTGCATTTTGAGCAAGAATTCCAGCTTGATTTCTAGCATCCACCTGCGAAATGCTTGATAGAAAACTAGCAGATGCAGTTGCTGAAATAGATTTGCTTGGATTAGCTGTGCATGGAAGCGTTAATGTTCTAAATTCTTTTGCCCACCATGATTTTTGAGCTGTGTCAGACTGCTCATATGGACTAGGCAATATATCAACATAAAGATTATCTCCATCTTGAGAAACAACGCATGATTTTGTTTCTGGAGATTGCGGAACACCAGTGCTTCTTTCACTCCATGGATCAAGAAATACTCTTACTGATTCAACACCAAATTCACCACACCATTCAATCAACAATGAAAATGCCTTGTCAATGTCGTTTGTTAGATTTGATTCACAAGTTGCAACAGACTGCCTTCTTTGCGAGTTTTCTGTAATAAGCCTTCGGTATTGAGTATTTAAAAATCCAAGTTTTGCAATTTCATCTGAATAATCACTGTTGACCCATTGATAATCGTTTGTAATCGCCAGCAACCGTGTTTCAAGAACACTTTGATATGATCCCTTTGATCCTCGATATGCAACCTTTACATCAACAGTTCCACCAATCTCGCAAGCCTCAACTTCAGCATAAGCAAACTGCTTTAGATCGACAGCATCGCCAAGCAAACCTGTTTCCATTTGACAGTAAATGCGGTTTACTTTTTCAATAACATTTCCATCAACATCAATGTCAAAATATGTATCAGCACGATTGGGAGTAAATGATTCCCAAAGGTGATTGTAAGAGCCATCATTTGTTGCAGCGTAATCAACAGAGAAGTGAAAGCAACGAGGAGTGCCGTCTATAACGCCAGAAATCCACTCTACGGGCCTCGTTCCTGTCCATACGCCGCACCATGCAGGGAACTTCTGTTGTGACCACTCAGAGGCAGGGGCGTAATCAAGAACCATTGTTGCAGAATTGCATGGTTCAAGATAAGGAATTGAATATAGCAAGTAGTTCTCAAAACTCATTGCACATACCTTAGACGTGTTTCCAGCCATGTATGCCTTTACCCTAGCCATTTCAACGTCACGATAAAGCGATTGAGAGGTAATATATGCTGACGCTGCAATGTCTGTGCTAATCAATCCGCCTTGCGAATACCACCAAATTTGTCCAGCTTGGAACGAAATTGATTTGCCTGCAACACACCCAATTGTTGGATAAAGCGTAGTTTGAAAATTTGCAGTGCTTGTCCACAATGTTCTATCATAAATTCCACTTGAGAGGGAATAAGTAGCACGATCTGTAAACACAATCAGTTTTGTTTCGTTGTTCTGACCAATATAATTAGTCATTCCAGTAACAACGCGAGCAAACGCAAAATCTCCACGTCCAGTGCCAGTCAATCTTTCAGTAAATGAAATTGGATCACCAATGTCAGATGCAAGAACAATATTTTTTGAAGCAACCCAAAGTCGATTGCCACTGAATGCCATCCAATATCCAATTGGTATTGAATTTGTCTGAACACCAGTTAAATTTGATCCATCCCAATAAGCAGGAGAAGAAACTCCGTCTTGAATAACAACAATACGATGCGATGGAGTTACACTAACATCTCCACCAGTTGAAATTTGTGCTGTTTGCGTTGCAAGAGTAAAAACAAACTGATCAACAGACGGGTCAAGTTGAATGTTTTTTAGACGAAAATCTTCCCAATTTTTAGGTTGTTGCAATGGGAATGGTGAATAATAAACATTTCCGTTGACTGCAAACACTACATATGGAAGCTCGTCTACAGCAATAGTTGTTCCATCTGGATTATAAATTTCAGCAGGAATTACTTTTGTTACTCCATTTTGAACAATTGTATCAGATGCGTTAGCTTGTTTATTTGCAGCAAAAAGTATTCCGCCTTGAAAATTTCCCGGAGGAAGCGAAAGTTTCATTGAATTGCCGGGTCGAGTTTGAACAACTCCACCACGAACTGCAACATTTACACCCCATTTAATTTGATTGTCTGGTAATGCCCATGGATTTCGGACAGAATTTACACCAAGCAACCAACCAGAAGAAGTTTTACTTTCTCTGCCAGAAGTAATCTGTGCGCTTTTCATTAAAACATCACTGGATCAGAACCATCACCATAAACAAGATTATTTATTTGTGGAACAACCATTGCGTGACCATCAATTGATTC